TTTATCGGTCTCAAAGGCAATCTCTGGACGGCCGGACTCCGCACCCTCTTGGGTGGATATCTAAGTTGGTCCTGGGGCATATCTCCGAATCTTCGGCTATGGGAGGAAAAGGCCGACATATTTGCAAAAGGCCTCGAGCGCTATAAGCGCTTAGCTTCCATAGCTGGTAGGGAGGTATGGATCACAGGCTGGGGTAGAGGTCACTCTAGTGGTGACCCCGCTCCCGACTCTGCGAACTGGGCCCAGAGAACTGGACGATTTTTCAACGTCCATCGTGCGGCCATCCATGGTAAGGTACAGGTAAATATCCCCGTCCTACCTGAGTGGTTGCAATTCATATCTGGGTTAACAGAATTTGGTGGTTCCGGAGTTTTCGAAAATTGGTGGCTTGTTCAGCCATTCAGCTTTGTTGCTGATTGGTTATTTCGACCCACCGCACTGCTGCGGTTGGCTGACGCCGTCACCGATCCGCTACTCTCATCATGCGAAATTCGTGCATTGTATACAACGCACCGCATGGACGCATATTTTAAACATGCGCAAGAGAGTATGAACGGAATTCGAGACCTACCGGATTTCAAGAAGAGCTATTCGCATGTGGACATGGCAATGGCTCATATCCGACTATACGAACGCACTCCAAATATCCCGCTATTTAACTTCTTAGCTCCACGTACCGTATGGGAACGTGAGCTTGGTGATGCCGATAGAGGCATCATTGCGGGGCTTTGTGCGATCGTCGGATCCCACCTCACTGATTTAATCGATGAATTAAAGAATTCCAGGAGGTAGTACCATGGATCGCCAAATTATCGAGGCTATTGTCGCTCGATATCCCATCCGCAACGAGAATCTTGTTGACCCGGAACCGTTTATCGATGCCCTTATTGGGCGTCATAGTGGCCTGAAGATCTTCAAAGAAGTTATTGTCAGGCTCAACTATAATGCTAAACGATTCTGGCAAGATCTTATGTCTCCATTTACATTCTCTGAAAATGTAGATGGTGACTTTCTGCGGATGTGCTCCCCATATCTTCGTGCTCTTACTTGGGCATACTCCACGAGAGCCTATCCGTCGAGGGCTCTCCATACGGCGTTTCATTTTATGTCGAAAGTGCCATATGGGTTTCCTCAAGACGTAATAAAGTCGGCGACCGAGGAGTATGTAAAGTGGGATCACGATTTACCGACAGCTGAGCAATTCTATGCACAGCTAGCGGATGCTGGTTTTGCTCCGAGGTTCTGTGATTACCTCAGGGGCTATTTAACGGAAATCTTCGGGAGTAGCCAACCTAAAGTCATCGTCGATGATGACTTTATTGACCAGGAATTAACTGGTCATCATGGTCCTGGCTCTACTTGGCAGGGGAGTACATTCCCTGAAAAGTGGCATGGACTCCGGAAGATCAGGAAAATCAGGGGGATTCTTTACGCCCCCTGGATGGAGGAGGATAATGATACCGTTCCAAGAGCACGTCTGGTTCTGGTTGAAAAGGATTCTTTTAAACCCAGAACTATTACGACGTACAGCGCTCCGGTTGCTTACAATGCACAAGGAGCAAGGAACGTCCTCATCTCGGCAGCAAGACGATCAAAGTTTTGGCGACAGATCAACATTTTCGATCAGTATCGTCAACGTCTTGCTATTCTTAGTAGCTTTAACAGCTCGGAAGGTCGATACAATCTCTCTACACTCGACCTTTCAAACGCGTCAGACTCATTGTCTGTGTACCATCTCCGTGAATTTTACCCAATCTGGGTTCGGGAGATGGTCGAACGCGTTAGAGCTGTTGAGCTACTCGTTCAATATCCCGTTGAGGGCTTAACTAGGCCATATAACGGGGGTTTATTCGCCTACACAACGAAGAAAATCGATGGTATGGGACTAGCGCCCATATTCATCTTACAAACGGCGTTCTTTTTCGCCGTTTGTGCTGCCGTAATTAAACAT